TGGTGATGCTGCTGGTGATGCTGCTGGTGATGCTGCTGGTGATGCTGCTGGTGATGCTGCTGGTGATGCTGCTGGTGATGCTGCTGGTGATGCTGCTGGTGTTGGCAGTGGTTTAACAGATTTTGATATATGCGATGTTCCTGTAGCTATTATTTTACTACTAGGCTCCAATGTTGTATATGTTGTAACCAATAATGATTGTATTATATCATCATCAATAGATGTTTTTGAAATATCTATTCCAGATATTTTTTTTATATACTGTTCTATACTTTTTGCTCCTGTATATCCAGTTACTCCAGATACTCCAGATACTCCAGATACTCCAATTGCCACAGTTTGTATCATATCACTTATATCCTTTCTTCTTTTATCTAGTTGTTGCATACCATATTCTTTTACTCCATTTCTTCCTGTAATTCCTGTTAATCCAGTCTGACCAATAAAATCAAATATAGTTTTTTTAGTTTTTTTAATAGTTTCTTCAAGTTCTTCTATATACACTGCTATATTTTGTAATATATTATGTAAATTATTACTATTATTTATTTGAATATCCCCATTTTGATATACTAAATTATCTTTACCACTATAATATCTATATTCATACAACAAATCAAACTCGGTCTCTAATAATAGCATATAATGAACAATTTTTTCTCTATCTTTTTCACCATTAGCATATCCTATTGTATCTATACTAGTAGAACCACCTGTAGTAATTTTATATTTATCTAAATCTTCTTTATTAAAATCTTTATTTAATAATTTTTGTAAGTTATTTTTATAATTTATAAGATACTTTTTTAACGAACTCATAATTTTTATACACTATAAGAATACCTACTTTTATATATCTATGTTTTATATAATTATTGTATCACAATTACTTATAATGTATATATATATTAATATTAATACTAATTAATTATTTAATTTTCAGTTTTTCCTATTTTTTTTTTATTATTTTTATACAAATGTATAAATATATTTTTTAATATTTCTTGTAAATCTTCTTTTTCTTTTAGTTGTTTTGGTTTATGTATAAAATCATTTTGTATAATTTCTTTCAAAGATTCTAAAGATTTTAAAGATTTTAAAGATTGTTGTGTACCATCATTATCTCCTGAACTTGCTTGTGCTGGTGTTGCTGTTTGTATTGGTGTTGCTGTTTGTATTGGTGTTGCTGTTTGTATTGGTGTTGCTGTTTGTATTGGTGTTGCTGTTTGTATTGGTATTGCTGGTGCTATTGGTGTTGCTGTTTGTATTGGTATTGCTGTTTGTATTGGTGTTGCTATTGGTGGTGTTGATGTTTCTTTTACTCTACATATTCTATCACATATATCTTGTATATACTTTTTTATATTTTCTATTTCTTTTTCTATAGATGTTTTTTCTTCTTTCTTTTTTACTTCTTTGGAACAACACTCTTTTGTTTTTTTGTTTTTTTCACCATTTTCACCTTCATCACCTTCACCACCTTTATTATCATGACTTTTAACATCACCTTCATCACCTTTATTATCATGACTTTTAACATCACCTTCACCACCTTCACTTTCATCACTTTTAACATCACCTTCACCGCCTTCACCTCTTTTAATTGTAGTTAATTCAATACCTTTTCCACCGACATCTTTTCTAACACCACCTTTTTGTTCTAACAACTCTTCTTCCAATATATCATTATATTTTTCTTTATACAAGGGCTCTATATATGTATATATAATATGAATACAACATTCAAGTATTTGTAATACATTATAAGAATTTATACTATTATTTTTTTGTGTATCACTTGGTTCCCTAATAGCGTCTAAAGAATACCGTGACAATAATTCTAATCTATGTGTTATAGCTGTTATTAAATCATGTAATAGTTTCCCCTTTTCTTGTAATACACTATATGTTTCTTTTGTACCCACTGGAAATGTAAGAGATTCTATTAACTCTATAATACTTTCAGAATATTCCTTGTATATTCTATATATCCTGTAATTATTCCACATATAGTGTAATTCATGTACAGGTATTTCATGTACAGGTATTTCATGTACAGGTATTTCATGTACAGGTAATTTATCTACAAATATGTTTTCATTTGTATTTGTTTCAGAATTTTTACTTTCTTCTTTACTTTTTTCATCATTTTCTTCTTCTTTACTTTTTTCTATTACTACACTTGTTTCTGTTCTACTCGAAATACGACATAAGAAATCTTTAAAAAAAGAAATACCATATTCTTCTAAAATATCATTAGGAAACGCTGTTCGTACAATTACATATAATACAGATACCATATTACCCATTGTATATTTTTTTGTAAGTTCTAATTCTGTTTGTATTTTTTGTAATAATAAAATATATGTATGATATTTTCTTTCCTTTTCTATCCAATCTTTTTGTGGGAGACCTTCTTGTATTTCTTTACTTAATTTTTTTAATTTTTCTATCACCCCCCCTCCTTTTGTATTTGATGTTTGTGATACCGCTTTTTCTTCTTCTTCTTGTGCTACTATTTTTGCTTCTTCTAATTTTGCTTCTAGTATTTTTACGTTTTCTTCTAATTCTTTTATTTGCTCATCAATACTTTTTTTTTCGTCTATATGTATAAAGTCTCGTTTTAATGTATTTATAGTTTTTTTAAACTTTTCTTTATTATTCTTATTATTTAAAGATTTAAGTTTAGATTGCATTTGTTTAATTTGTTGTAGTTCTTCTAATTTTTTTTTTTCTTGATCTATATAATTTGATTCGATTTGTTTTTCTTGTTCTAATTTTAATTCCTTATGTTCACGTATATTAGCTTTTAATTCCTTATATTTATCTATATTAGCTTTTAATTCTTGTATAGTTTTTTCTGTATTAGTATTACTATCTGTAGATTCCCCAATTGTTTCATTATCTGTAAAATGTAAAATAATTCTTGTAAAATCTAGTTTTTTACCCGAATAATCTTTTTTTTCTATTTTATCTTTTTTGGTTTTATTTGTTCCTAAAATGCTCTTATTTGTATTATAATTCTTATTTATATTTCTTATTTCCTTTCGAAACATAATTTGTTGTAAATTTGCTTTATTTTGTTTCATTTTTGCATAATCTACATATGGATACATTTTTTGTATTTTTTTTCTTATTGTCTCATCAGACGTAGTTTCATTTGGTAACCTAGATTCCGCTTGTTGTAATTCCGCAAGTAATTGATCTTTTATTCTTTTATGGAATGTAGAACAAGATAAGTATTCTACAAAAGGTTGATTGTTTTTTACACTAGGTTTGTGAGTATCGCTTGTTGTATGAAACATAGATAAAATTCCATGTAAAAATCCAGGAGGTTTGTTAACAATAAGCATTTCTTTGTTTTGAAATTCTGTAGCTACATTATGTCTATACATATCTATTTCTTTGCACCATTCTGCTCCTATAAATAACCTTATTGCGATATATACTAACAAGTAAGGATATAATTCTTGTAAGTAAAGGTAAAGGTGTGGTTTTTTTTGTTCTTTTAGTTCTTTAAGAAATTTTTCTAGTTTTTTTTTCGTAGAAGGGAATATTCGAAAACATGCGTCCAATATATTATTCTTAATTTTATCTTTAATATCATCATGTCCTATATGTATTTTATTGTCTTCATTGTCTTCATTAACCAATAAATTATACACCTCTTCAATATGTTCTATTTTTATAAGACTTTTATTATTTTCATTGGAGGATTTTTCTTCTTCTACTACTACTTCCATTGTTATACTACCAACAAATATATTCTATTATATATATACACATTAAATAGTATATATATAATAAAATAAATTCTAATTTTTATGTTTATTTTTTTTTTTACCTTTATGAATGTTTTATTTTTTTGATATATACAGTAGATAAGATTATTGTGAAGAACTTATTTTTTCGAACATTGGTCCTAAACCAAATTTTACTCTATGTTCAAACATATTGTGAATTAATAATACAGGAATCTTGGTTTCTAGATTTCGGATATACTCTTGAACAAGTATTTTATCATTTGCGTCCATTGAAGTTTTTACAATAATTGAATCTAATTGATTAAAATATGTTTCTTTTACTTCTGTAACCCATTTTTGTACAGATGCTTCATCGACTTTTGTTATTAGTGTTGTAGGGTTCTTACTAATATATTTAATAAAAAGGTCTTTGATATGATTGTATTGTGAATCTATATATTCATTATCATCACTTTTTACAAGTTCTATAAATGTAGATATTCTAGATTTTTTTGCGTCTTGAATTATATTTGTTAGTAATGGTTTATTTTTTGGGTTTATTAATATTATTGCAGTAATATCCTCTACTGTTTTTTTGTCTAGTTTGTATGTTTTGTCTTTAACGTTCTTTTTACTAAATGCTACTTTAATTCTAAATGTAGGTTGATCATTTTTAGGGAATTCTATTGTACCAAATTTATAATTATTACTATTGTTAGAACCTGAAATAAATTCTGTATTTATCTTTGTTTGTTCTATAGCACACATTTGTGGAACATCCATATCCCGTGAAAGATTTGTAACATATTCTTTTAAAGGATAATATATATTTTCTCCGTATATATACCCTTCTTTTATTTTTGATTTTGCTCCTACCATAGAAGCTCTTTTTTTCATATCTTCTGAAAACATGTGTAAAAGTTGTTTTTGATTTTCACAATACCCCATGAACTTTATTTGGGCTTCATAAAAAGGTTGTATTACAATATTTTCTATGTCATATGTTCCTAGTTTGTCATTATTACCTACTTCTGTGAAATGTGTTGCATCAGGAGGTGTAGTAGCAATGGCAGCGGTTCGTAATGTTTGACGTGCACCATTTTTAAGATATACACCGGTAGTATCATTCAAATTACCATTAGCAATATTCATTTCATAATAATAGGTAATAAGACCACTTAGTTTTCCAAGTTGAATAATATCTTGTAATAAAGGGTCTTCTGTAGTAAGAAGAGGAACATCGAATATAGTATATGCGTCAGACACAAGCTTATTTGCTTTTATGATATCTTTTTCTACATATCGTGCTATATTTGCTTTTTGTAATAATTCTTGTTTATGCTTATACATTTTTTTAACTATATTTTTAAAAGGTAGAAGGATAGGTTGTATAATGTTGTTTTTAAATTCATTAATTTTAAGTTTACCTGTTATTTGAGCAGTATTTACTATTTCTTGATATCTTTCATCTACTGTTGTAAGTAATGTTAATATATTTTGGTTATCTGTAAATTTATCTGTAAATGGAAATTCTGTTTCCAATTCTGCTACTAATGTTCGTAAAGCATTTACTACAACAGCATTTTTTCTTGGTACTACTATTGGTAGTGCTACTCCTGCTCGTGTTGCTGCATATACTGCTTCTTGTGCTTTTGTTTCTGCTTCTTGTGCTTTTGTTTCTGCTGTTCGTGCTGCTGTTCGTGATGTTGCTACATCTACTGCTGCATCTGCTGCTCCTGCTGCATTTACTGCATCTACTGCTGCTTGTGTTGCTGCTCTTGCTGCTGCTGCTCCTGCTCCTGCTGCTGCTGCTCCTGCTTGTGCTGCTATTGCTGCTGCTACTGCTGCTCCTGCTGCTGCTTGTGCTTTTGCAGCATATTTAAATTTTTCTGCGTCTAATCTTGCTGTATTTCTTTCTGCTGCATTTGCTGCTATAATTGCTTCTTCATATTCTTTATCTAAAACAGTTTTTACTGCATTGATAGCGTTTTGTGCATGTGTTGCTACATTTGGTGTTAGAACTGTACCAGCACCAGCACCAGCAGCATCAGCAACATCATCTTCCACAATAGCCAAATCCAATATCCCTTGTGCTTTACTTATTGCTTTTTCTACATAATCATAACTGTGTGTTCTTTTTTGTATATTCAGTAACAATGTTTTTAGACTGTTTAAGAACACTTTTACATTTCTATTTTGATTATGTGTATTTTTTATTTCAAAAAATTTTTTTATTTCTCCTTCACCAGCTGCATCCATAACACCATCTTCTAAAGTTTTTAATTCACCAGTCACTATATTACCAAATGTACCAAGATCTTTTTTTAAGTCAGTATTATTACTATCTTTCTTATTAAAAATCCCCTCCACACTTATGTCTGGATTTTGTGAGCTTACAAGAATACCTTGTAAATCTGTACATTTTTTTTCTATATTTTCAATTTCTTGTTTTCCTAAACCACTTGAAAAAACACCATTCTTATATGCATCTATTTCTTTTAAAATTTCTGAAACCATAAGCGTATGGTATTGTAATTCTTGTTGGGTAATGACTGTTTGAAATGTATCAAGACCTTTCGAATGTGCTTTTAATTCTTGTTTTAAGAAAGCTATTTCTTCGGGAGTACCACCAGTCTTAATACCAACAAGGTTCGCCCCTCGTCTTTCTTTGATATACTGTGCTGTATTCATAAGAATAGATTCTTGGGATTTGCTTTGAGAAATAAGTGTATCATATACATCATAACTCTTTTTTTTGCTTTCATCAATTCTATTTCGAATAGATTCTACCAAATAATCTACTGATTTATGTACATTTGTATTATCGAATGGTGGTAAGTTTTCACCTTTATTTATTACTATATTATTTTTACCAGGTATTGTTATTTCTTTATCTTTTCCATCTACATTTCCATAGAATATATGAAAATAATTTTCTATAACACCAGGAGTAGCAGTAGCCATTCTATTTATGTATATATACTATATATTATATATATATACATAATAGAAATAAGATTTATACTTATATTTTTTTTTTATAAAAGTATTTTATATAATTAGTCTTTCATATCCGCAATATCTTGTCTTGTAATAGACAAATACTGGACTAAATCAAATATGACTTTATGTAAATTCTTATTTTTAGTTTGATAATATCTTTCTAATTGTTCTTTTTCTTTATGTTTCCCTAATGCAAAAAGACTTAATATATAATTAATAGAAGAAGCAGCGTCCAATCGTTCTTTTTTAATTATATTATAATCTTTTTCAATATTACTACTTACATAGGATAATGAATTTTGGACTTTGTATAAATTTGTAAGATGCTTACTATTTGATGTAACATATTTAGAAGAATTTTTTAACATATTTGTACTTATACTATTACCATTACCGCCACCTGTAGTTGTAATGGTAGGTGTAGTATGTAATGTTTCTTCATTCATAAAAATTTGGCGTAATCGTATCAAAAGATTTTGTGTAAACTTTTTTTTATTTTCTTCTGTGTCTCCTGAACTAGAACCAAACGGAAATATATGATGTAGTTTTGCTTGTATTTGTGCGGTTGTAGGATTTGTAAAATATTGTAATTTTCCACGAATAGTATGAATATGATGAATTTGATCTTGAACAGAATTTGGATTATTTCCTATATTTGAACCACTTGAATCACCTTGTACACCGTGTGAAACTTTATTACCTTGACCATTTGAAGCACTACCAACTTTTCCTTCTTTTTTTACATATATTTCTTTCAATAGAACTTGTAGTCCATCATATATTTTTTTTACATTTTTTGGATTTTTTACAGATTTGGAAATATAGTCATTCCATTCGCATGGAGATTCAAATACTTTAAATAATTTTGCAAATGTTGTTTCTTCTCTTTGTCCAGGAACTGCTGGGTCATCTACAACACCTTCTAATGAATATATATTTGGATCAATTCCTAGTGTAAGTCCTAAGTCAATATCTAATGTAATATCCGATGTAATATTTTTTGCTGTAGAAGATGTTATATTTTTTGCTGTAGAAGATGTTATATTTTTTGCAGTAGAAGATGTCATTTTTGTATTTACAAATATATCTTAGTATATACCTATATATAATATACACATATAATTCAATATTATTTTTTTTTTTCTTATACTAAATTTTGTATTTTATGTATTCATATTTCTTACATTTCTAAGTATATCTTCTATTTTGGAAATACGACTATTACAAAAAACAAAATCTATATTTCTTGTATTATATTTTCTACTTCTATAAACAATTCTATTCATAGAAGATAATATGCTTTCTAAGAACATAATTGTTAAAAATGCGTCACGAACAGACATATTTTCGTATTGGTATAAATCTGCTTCGTCTATAATAGTATCAATTTCATAATACATATTTTCATTCATAATTCGATTATACGTTGGATTGTAAAATATTGTTTTATTATACTCTTTATTCTTAGATTGTAAGAATCGTTTTGATTTTTTGGAAATATTCTTGGATTTTGTATTTTTTTTCGATTTTATAGCACCACCTTTTGTTGTAATAAATGTTTTTGTTAAACCAAAAATTTGTTGTAATCTTTGTTTGAGATTATCAGGTGTTAATATAAATATATTTTTTGTAATATTTTGTAAATCTTGTGCATTTGGATGAAAGATATTTCCTAATTGAGATTGTAAATTTAGTGGTTTTCCTGATAAACCAGGTTGGCTTTTAGGTATTACAGGTAGGTATTCACTTTTTTTATTGTTGTTTCCAGATTGTCCAGATGACCCAGGAATAGTTTGTCTTTCTATAAATCTTTGTTTGTCTTCTCGTAAAGTTTCATAGTTTTCTTGATGTTTTTGAATTTCTTGATCAATTGGTAAAGTAAGTCTTTCTCCATTTTGTTCTTTTTTTTGTAATCGTTTGTATATTGTATTTTCATGGTCTGATATATATAATTCACCTGCTTGTTCTTTTGTTTCTAATTCTTCTAGTTCTGTTTCTTCACCAATAAGTAGTTGATTTCTTGGTTTTTTTTGTAATTCTTTGTATCTTTCTATATTTTTTTTGCGTTGATGTAAATCTTCATGTACTTTTTGTTCTCCTTCGTATTTTGTTTTATCTTCTAAATGTTGTTCAAGTTCAAACTGTTCATCTATAGATAAACCACGTGATTGTTCTTTTTTTTGTAATTTTTTTATAGAGTTTTCTATACCTTGTTTATTGTTTTCATACTTTTCTTTATGATCAAATAACGTTTCATACTTTTTTATACTTTGTTTTTCTCGTAAATGTAATTGTTTTGATAAGTGGTCTATTGTTTTAGTTACAGAAGAAACATTATACGGAACACATGGTAAATAATCCAATTCTTTATTTGTAAATTGTAAAGCTTTAATACCTTTTAGTATTACATTTCGAACTTGTGATATTTGTTTGTCTCTTGTGTTATCTTTTGCTTGTTTTATTTTTTTTTCATAATTTGTAAATTCTTTTTTTTCCTTTGGAGTTCTATTTTTTTTTTCCTTTTTATACAATTCAGCATATGTATTTCTTTCTGTATTAGACAAACCGTCTATCTTTTTTGGAACTTCTGCTGGCGCAGTTGCTCTTTTTTGTAATTTTGTAAAAAGAGAATTTTTTTTCACTTTTTCTACTTCTTTTTTTCTTGGTTCTTTTTCATATTTCCATATAATAGTAGGTTGTAATTCAAGTGTGTATGATTTTGTAGAAGTATTTTTCGATAATGGAACAGGATTTGTAATTGTCCATAGTTTTCTATGCGGATTTGACGTTAATTTGTATGTTTTTATAGATGAATCTTGTAATACATACATACTTGTTTTAGTTTCTTGATACTCTATTTTTTTACATTCAAAAGTTCTTCCTAATATGTTTTGTATAGAGTTTTTCATAAAATCACATAATGTGTCATCTTTAGTAGTGTAAATTGTAAATATGGGACTGTTTTGTAATAATATAGATTCTCCTGTACTATATTCTAAAAAATACGTAAATTGTTCTTTTCGTAATTCAGAATATAATGGTTGAATTTCTTTAGAACTTGTAACAGGTGTTTTTATAAGCTGTATATTGTATATTTCCATAGTATCCCCATTACCACCTGTTTGCTGTAGAGGCGGTTGTTGTTGTGCTTGTTGTGCTTGTTGTGCTTGTTGTGCTGATTGTGCTTGTTGTGCTTGTTGTGCTTGTTGTGCTTGTTGTGCTTGTTGTGCTTGTTGTGCTTGTTGTGCTTGTTGTGCTTGTTGTGCTTGTTGTGGTTGTTGTGCTTGTTGTGCTTGTTGTTGTGATGATGAACCAGGTTGTTGTGGTGGTGATGGTGATGGTAATGATAAACCAGATGTTCCAGATGAATTACCTTTATATTCAATATATTGAAAGGTAGAATTATGATGTATCTTTTTTGGTTCTTTTGTAGTAGAGTTTGAGAAAGTAATTTTAGAATAATAAGGACTATTTTTTGGAATATATATTTCTGGAAAAGAGTGTTCTAATATAGAAGAAGGTCGATTTGTAGAAGAATATAGAATAGATAGTGTATTTTCATTTGTTTTGTATTTTGTACTATAGATAGTATAATTATAAAATTGTTTATCTTGTATTTCTGGACTCGTAGTATGACTAATAATAATAGAAGGTTTATCGTGTTCAAAGATATCTATACTTTTTTTTTGTAATTTTGTAAAAATAAGTGTATATGTTGTAGCAGGGGTTACTGTAAAAATGACTTTTTGATTTTTATAATCAGGTGTATAGTTTGAATTGCGTTGAAGTTTTGATATAGTAGAAATGATATCCTTTCTTTCTTTTACTAGTCTTGTAAAATCATATTCATATTGGTCACTATATAATGAAATATTATATATAATACTGTCGTCCCATACACCTTCATTATCCTGTATTTCCCTATTTTTTATTTGTATTGTATTTTTTATAGAATCATGTAAACTAGGTAAAATACTATTTTGAAGTTGTATAAGTTTTGATTGACGATTATGCGGTCTTACAGAAGATTTTTTGGATGTATTTACTGTATTATATGATAATATAGATTCTATAAAACTTGTTTGATCATTATAGTAAAATGTTGCATTTGTATTGCTTTTAGGTGTATATTTTTGTTTTTGATAAATTTCTATAGTTCTCTGAATATCATTTTTAGAACTATCCAGTATATATATAGAAATAGTTCCATTAAATAATTTAGATACATTATTTTTTTCTATAATTTTTATATTTTTATCTGCTGTATAAATACTATCAGAACTAGAATATTGTAATTGTTTATTAGTATCTATATTCTTTTCTTGTAAAAAATCATATAATTTTGTGTATTGTGTTAGTTTTTTTGTTCTTCTATCAATATAGGTATCATATCTAGAAACAATAATAATAAGATTTTGTATATTAGAAAGTGTTGTAATATTTTTTACAGATAGGTTGTAATTAAATTTTTTTTTAGATAAAGGTTGTCTTTGACTAGAAGGTTTTCTAGAACCTTGTTGTACTGCTTGTCTACGGGGTTTTCTTTGGCTTTGTGACATTATATCTCACCCTATATACTATAAGTTGTAATAAATTATATAAGAAATATTACTAGTATAATATACAAAATAGTATTTTACTTTAATTTTTTTTTTTACATAGTATTTTACTTTATTTTCTTTTTTACATAGTATTTTATTATGTCTGATGTACAAGAAAGTCCTGTTATGAACACATTTCCAAAATCACCAGAACCTACTTTTGAAAATGTGATTCAACTTGGAAAATTATTAGCATTACCTACTATGGAACAGAGAACACCTGAATGGTTTGAGATGCGAAAAAATATGATTACAGCAAGTGCGGCAGCTGCTGCAATTGGAGAAGGACATTTTGGTAATAAAAAAGAACTTATATTAAAAAAATGTGGTAAAGGTAAAAAGTTTACAGGAAATAAATATACAGAATGGGGTGTTAAATACGAACAAGTTGCTACACGATTATACGAATTACGAACTAATACAACAATTCATGAATTTGGTGTATTACCACATCCAACATATTCTTTTTTGGGAGCATCTCCTGATGGAATTAGTACAAAAGGTGTTATGTTGGAAATAAAATGTCCTTATTCTAGAAAAATTACAGGAATTGTCCCACATCATTATTGGATACAAATTCAATTACAGTTAGAAGTTTGTAATTTAGATGTATGTGATTTTTTAGAATGTAAGATAGTAGAATACAAGAATTTGAAAGAGTATATGGAAGATTCTGATACTATAGAACCTTCTTTACTATACGAAGGTTGTGATATACCGATGATTCAAACAAAAGAAAAAAAAGAAAAAGGTGTTGTTCTTACTTATAAAACACCGGAAGGTGAAAATAGATATTTTCATTCGGAACTTGGAATTACAGAAAAAGAAATACATGTATGGGAAAAAAAGATACAACAAGAAGTTCCTATTTTTTGGAAAAAAAAGGCTACTACATATTGGAAATTTGATTATTGTAGTTGTGTTCGTGTTGTTCGTGATAAAGAATGGTTTTCAAAAACATTACCAAAATTTGAAGAAACTTGGAATCAAATAGTACATTATCGTAAAGTTGGATGTGATGATTTGTTTCCTAAGAAAAAAAAATTCTGTAAAAATTTACAAGATGAATGGAACAAATTACAAATGGAAGAAAGTAAGACAGTTGTAGATAAAGTAAATGTAGATAATCTAAATAAAGAACTAAATAAAGAACTAAATAAAGAACTAAATAAAGAACCATTTCATACATCAAAAACGCATAAACAAAAAACCATATCTACTATACAAGAAAATACACAAACTATAGAACATTTACAAAATATGAATAATGTATCGGAATATGAAGCATTATTTGATATAGAATTAGCAAGTTGGTTATTGCCAAAATATATACCATTATATCCTGTAGTTATAGATAAACAATCTTTAGAGACTACTATGATAAGAATTGTTGGAACAAATAAACTTGTATCTAGATGTAAAACAGCAATGGTTCGTTTATTAAAAATAGATAATAAAAGTATTACAAATTTTCATATACATATTCGTAATATAGTATACCAGGTTCATAATTGGATATCTGGACTACCTACTTTTTGTAAAGACTTACAAGAATCCTTACAAAAATCATTACAAAAATCTCTACAAGAAGAGATTACAAAAGAAATACAAGAATGTATTTCTAATATTATTACCATTACAAATAAATGGAATGAAAAACTATACCCTAAATGGCAAGAAAAGTTTTTACCATAAAATGTATATTACATATAAATATATTTTAGCATTTACATCGAAAATCTTTTTTACAAATTGTAAAACAATCTCCGTCAACACAGGTAAAAAAACTTACTTTTAATTCATATGGTATTTTGATACATGCACAATATTCTTTACATTCAGCATATGCTTTTCGCGCCAATTCTACAGAGTGGAATACTTTATTAAAAAAAGAAGCATATTTTAGAACTCCATATACAGTAATATATTCTTCAAGACATGGTGCTTTACAAGATTCCACAAATTGTAAAATCTTTTTTCCTGGTATTATTAGTGTTTCACAAGGACTTTCTGGATCACAGAATCCAGGAGGTTCTTTTACACATAATACGTATTTTTTACAATGTGCACGAGCATCTCTTGCTTTTTGAACACTTCGAAGAATCTTTATAATACTTCCTTTATTTTGTAAAATGTACTCTAATACTTCTTTTGGATCGCGGTTATCCATATTGTTTATGTATATATATACTATAATAAGAATATTTTTATAGAATGGTATAAAAAAAATGATACTTATAAAAGTATATTTTCTAGTTGTTAAGTATATACAATACTAGAAAATGGACTTATTTCAACCTCGTAAGCAAGAATTATACAAATCATTAGCAGTAAGAAATAATGCTATACAAACATTGGTAGATAGAGGATTTCGTATTTCTGAAGGAATATTCAAATTATCTTTAGAAGATTTTGAAAAAATACGTGAAAAAGAACTACATCATATATTTTTTTCAGAACTAGTAAATATAGATGGTTCCGAGTATAAAGATGGTGGTGTATTATTATATTTTGAGGCATCCGATAAAATGGATAAAAAGACATTACAACAATTATTACAGAGATTAGAAAAAGAATATCCAAAATTAGATAAATTATTTATTGTGCTACAACAAGGAATAAAAAAACGAAAAATAAATTTTAATGTTCTTGATGAGTTAAAAAATTATCCGTATGTAGAAATTCTTGATAATGTATTTCCTTTTAGTATTACTAAAAATGTTATTATGCCAACATTTGTAAAATTAACATTAGAGGAGAAAGAAAAAGTAGTAGAAATTATAGGAACACAATTACCAAAAATGATATTGACAGACCCTATAGCTGTACGATATGGTGCAAAGGTAGGTGATATATTAAAGGTTGTTCGTAATGGGGGGTTGGATATATCGTATAGGATTATATCAGAACCTGTAATATTGTAATTTTTTTTTACAATATTGATTATATTTTTTACCAATATAGTATATATTAATGAATACATCAAAATATAATAGTATATATATACCACAAGTTCCTTTACGAAACTCTATAGTTATTAACCATGTCCCATCACCTCATTCATCGATTATACAAGGTATGGGTGGAACTACACTACCTTCTAATTCTTCCTATCATACCGAAACACCTATGTATAGAAAATCACCACCTCATACGCAAAATACATATACACTAAAAACTTCTCCAAATACAAATACTCTGAATAAAAGAGAATGTTCTACAAGATATGATACAAACCAAAGAACATTAGCACACGAGTGTTCTAGAGTTGGAACAGATGGGTTAGAATATTCACGAAGAGAAACAGAAAGTGTTCAGAGGCTCGGAACAGACCAAACAGGTATAAACGGAAATGCAGATTGGGTTCGTGGTAACCAATTCGGGGTGTATTATGATGACGCAAAAATAAACAATCGAACAAATTATACAACAATTTTACCAAAACAAATCCAAAATCGTATCCAATATTTATCTACAGACCCTGTATATCCTTTACCAAAAGACAGAATGTGGGATACAAAAAGCATTTGGAATAAACATTATCCAGAGTTTCGATAAACATTATCCGGAGTTTCGATAAACATTATCCGGAGTTTCGATAAACATTATCCGGAGTTTCGATAAACATTATCCGGAGTTTCGATAAACATTATCCGGAGTTTCGTAATACTATACAAGAAAAACCTTTTTGGAATGCTACAAACTAGAATTATATATTACAAATTTATACAAAAATAAATATATAGTAATTATATATATATACTATAATTGGATAATGACTGTAGAAGAACCAAATATAACATTTTTAAAAGGTTTTTTAACATCTTCACATATAGTAAATCCTTATATTACAAGACTTAATAATATATATAAGTCATATAATGAATGTTCATATTTACAAGGTGCTACTACTAATAGTTTAGATATAGTATCTAGAATAAATACTTTAAAAGAACAATGTAAAACATTAGAAAATGATACAAGTAATAAAGCTCTAGATATTTTAAATTACTTTAAAAATAATAGAGCTTATGCTCAATATTATTCTACATTTACTACATATCATGAAACATTAAATAAAATTGGTGAAACAAATTGTAATGGGGATTTTACTGAAACTATAACCGCCTATCAAGAGAATCTTTCTAGTAGCGGTGTTGATAATACATCTAGTTATATAAATGAATTAAATGCTATTATTGATACTATAAAAGAAGACTGTTCTGGAAGAACAGAAGTAACACAAGATCAGTTAATTGAATATAAATCTACATTTACTACAATTTTTAGTTCTTTTTTTGATGACCTTAAATTTATATCATTTGTATATTATCTTGTAATACAAGAGCGGGCAATACATTATAAAAATAAGTTATCACTACTATATAGTGATAGTAATGAAATAGATAAAATTAATAAAATAATAGAATATATTGACAATGTTGATAACAATTCTTTTATAAATGATGTACCAATCATTAATGCTTATAATCCCGAAAATGATAATAATGATAAAGAACTACAAACATATACAGAAAAAATAGAATATCTTATTTCAGCAAATAATAAATTAAATACATTTAAAGAACAATCTTTTGAAATATTACAAAAAATATCATCCGATAATGGTTGCACACAAAGAAAAAATGAATATATTGTAGATTTACTTGATACAATAGATAGTATATCTACAAAAATAACCAATATTAAATCTGAAATTGAAAAAGATATTGAACATAAAATAGAAGAATTGGGAATCTCATATACCGGTGCAAATACAAGACTTGCAGATAATAAACGTGTATTTGATAGACTTATGAACGATATTTCAAGTAAAAAGAATGTTGTTGCTACACGAGACAGAATGCTTCAATTGAGTCAAGAAAGAAATGTGTATAAACAAAAAGTTATGAATATACTTATTTCTTCTTTAGTAGCTATTATTATAATGATTATATTTTCCTATACACTATTTTCTAAAAAGTAATTCTAAAAAAAAAAATATAAAAAATAATTTACTGTATTGATGTAAAATAATATTGTATATATAATACATATATACTGCATAAAAAAAAGAATATTATGTCTTCTATAATAACAGTAGATACAATTCAACAAAATATACTACGTAATACAAAGTATTTGAATAAATTAAAGGATGATATTGATATACATTCTATATACAAAAGTCGTGACGGTATTGTTAAAAAAGCAGAAATACAAGATCAACAAACCTATACAAAATTGCGAAACGATGCTATATTGCCAAATGTTTCAGAAAAAATACGAATTGCGGAAATAAATAACAAAGCATTTTTGGAAAAACAACTTCTTGTAAATAGATTAATGTATATTATTTTTTTTATACTATATTCTATCATACTAGGTGTATTTTTAGGATTAAAAATAATATCCAAACAAACATTAGTTATTACTTTTTGTATTGGAGTAGTATATTTAGTATACTCTTTATTCAGTTCTACAAAATTCTTAAAATTGTATGGTGATATTAGTATGGATATAGCCAAAGGTGCTACAAAAGGTCTTATTACTATTGTAGGAGATATAGAAGAATGTCCGGCAGATTGTGTTCTTCACAAGAAACATAAAAAAGTATATGTTCGTAATTCATCTAACGGAAGTAGTAGTGATGGTAGCGATGATAGTGCCGGTGCATATTACCTTTTACCTGATAAAACAACTAATATTGTTCTAGATAATACTATTTTTACAGATAATTTACCCAAACACCTTTCAAAAATAGAAATTAAAGAATCTTTAGAATTAGACATTGTAAATAGTGATATCGAATAACTAAAATCAAATATTTTTTTACATATATATACATATATATTTTACATAAAAAAAAATACAATTATTTATACAACAAAAAAATTTTTATTGTATAAATAATTTTATATACAAGTATAGTATATATATTTAATTTTAGTTATTATGAGTGTATCAAATAAAGAATTAGATGAATTATATCCACATATACCACAACAAATGTCTAGGAACACAGGAAAACTACAATATTTACAATCTTTGTATAAATTATATGATGGAGGAAAAATAAAAGATGATACTATGTTATCACCTAATACAACTTATCATCAAAAAGTGTATAATCAATTAAAAAAAGAAGAAGATATGTATAATGCGCAGCATAGAACAAAAGAACGAATTATTCATTTTAATAATGAAGCTTCACGAAGAAAAGGAAATATTATTACAGTTGTAATAGGTGCGTTTTCCTCTTTTCTTATAGCATTATTTGGCTACATTTTACGAAGTTATGATGCAATTAATAATAATACATACCTTGTATTTCTATGTGTTTCTTTAGTATCCTTTTTCTCTATTTCTATATTATTTAACAAGTTCTCTTTACAAAAATTTGAAAAAATCAGTTTGTTTGTAAAACAAGAGATAGAAAAAGGAGGAGATGCTTTGAATGTTGCTGCTCTTGAATGGGTTGATGACAATTGTGATTGTTCTAAAAAATAAAGTACATAAAAAAAAATCTTATTCAAATGTATATATACATATATATTATATATATAGAATGGGTGATATATCAGAAGATAATGAAATAGGGTATATAGAAGGGATTAATATTCAAAGTGATGAACAATATAAAAATTTTTTTATATCTCCTATAGAAAACATAGGAGATATAAGATTAGAAAATTTTAAGTATATTTTAAAAAAAGAGGATAGCAAATATTATCTTTTTAAAGAAGAAAAATTTAATGATTTTGTAAAAAAAATTAAGGACACTACTCATAAAATAGTCTATAAAATAGACAAAATATATGAAAATATACAACAAGACAAACAAGGAAATCAGAATTGTATTATTCCTGGTGCTTGTAGTGTAGATTGTTCTGAGCCACCCGAAGCATATAATTCAGAAAATAAAATGAAAATATATCTTATAGATGATGGAAAACTTGTAACAAATGAAAGATTACAAGGTATTTTAGGTCAAGAAATAGAAAATCACCAATCACAGATAGATATATTGCAAAATTATATAAATATAACAAAACTCGGTGTTGATATAAGTACTATAGAAGAAGAACAATTAAAGAATCTTACAACAAAAATACAAAATATTCGAGAAAATAGTGATAAAGATACAACAAGTTTACAAAATATGGTAAAAATGTATGATACAGCAAAAACAGATATTGATTTACATACTATATCTTCTTCTTTTGAGGATACTATTAAAAATAAAGAAAAAGTTGTTCATAAGATAGATGACGATATTCAAATGATGAATAGAAGTATTCAAGAAAGTAAAGAAAAGGATATATTACAGCATAAAATAAAAACAGTGTTAAGTATTGTCATTATTTTATTTGCAATATTATGTTTTGGTGGTATTATATATCATTTTGTTGGAGATACCATAAAGAAAAATATACAATCCAAAGTTCCAGGATTTATTAAAGGAAACATGTCTAGTAATACAAAGAAAACAATGGCAGAAGCTTTAGCCTAATTAGTAAGTTTTTTTTTTCTTATACACATTTCTTATACACTTTTGTCTTTTTCAAGTATCTCTTGTAAAAGATGATTTTGAAAATAAACATGATCTTCAAAATACGGGTCATATTGTTCTTTTTGTAAAATAGTATGTAGTGTTTGACTATGTTTTATACCGCGAACACATTCGACAAAATTATATACAATAACACCAATAGATGTTATTCCCAATAAAGTCATACATATATACATAATTTTTTATTATAGTATGTATATATTGTATATCTTTATATAAGATGTAGTATTTTCTTTTTTTTTTTATTACTATAAATATATCTTTTTTTTTTATTACTATAAATATATCTTTTTTTTTTTCTATATTTTATTACAAAAAAAAAGGTAATATGTTACATTTTTTCACTATACCCAAATATCTTGTTTTCACAAACAGATTCTGGGTTCGGTATTTTTTTTTGTATATATTTTTTGAATTCGCGAAGACTCATAAGTCTTCTACTTCCAACTCCATTTTCTTCAACCCATTGTTTGAATCTTTCATACAAGTCTTTAATAAGAATAAATGCATTTTCTTCATCAGGGATAATCGTATCACTAATAAATTCATTATACATATCACATTCTTGCATAAATTGTTTTGTAAATTTAGTAACTTCGGTTGGAGGTTTTAGACCTTCGTCTTTGTAAATATAAAAATAATCTACTAATAAAGAAGCAAGAACATCACCCCATTGTTTTATTTTTGTAGAAAGATTATTATCTCTCTTAAATTCGTATTTTTCTTTTGGNTTTTCTATAAATCTNGCACAATATTGTGTAATAGTTAATCTTCTTTGTGCTCCCTCATCATGTGCTGGGAATCCAGGAATATTATTACATAATAAAGTCATAGAAAATTGTGGAATAAATTCAAACATATCACCAAAAAGTTTTCTAGTTTCAATAGGGTCTCCTCCTGAAAACTTCTTAGCAAGTCCGATATTGAAATGCGAGTTATGTTCTGGTTCATCAACATATGCCATACGTTTTCCTTTAGAACGAGCAACTTCTGGGGATGCTGTAGAAGATGCAGAAAGTTTTCCTGTAAATAAGGTTACAGGAAATCCAAAAACATAATCCCCTAGTGCTTTGGAACAGGCCTCCCTCCATTTACTTTTTCCATTTCCACCAGCTCCAATATGTGTATAGATTCTTTCTTCATAATTATCACCATGAAGCATAACAGCTCTTTCTTTCAAACCATACTCAACCATTTCTTTTGTTAGGTAAATTTGTTCTAGAAATTCCATTATTTCTTTATATTGTTCTGTGTTTTTGTACTTTCCATTATACTTTGTTTTAGTAGAAAGTGTAATAAAATCATCTGGTCTACCGTCTCTAAATATTCTTTTATTTAAATCAATGACACCATTTTCAAAACCAACAAGTTCATGTTTCTCATCTAATTTCTCTTCAAAATCGGCTTGGTAGAAAAAGTCTTTTGCTTCTCCCAATAGAGAATCCTTATACCCTTTTGTTTTACATTTCATAACAACATCATCACAAATACTCGACATAGATCTCCAGTTCTCTGGTTCAATAGTGCTAAAGAATTCATTATCTTCCTCATCTACTACATATCCAGTTTTTTCTAAAAATTCCTCGTCGTCAGCATTATTAATCATATAGCTACAAAACTTTTTAAACGTAAGGTATTCGATAGCCAACTCTTTCGATATTCTTCTACGAAGTGTAATACCGGATTCTACTTTATTCCAACGGTGTTTTTTAAACTCGTACCATGTATTATTTTTAATAGAAGAACACACATACTGGTTTTCATACATATAAAAAAGTGTTTTAGAGACATCTACATGTGTTGTATTGATACATCTCATAAGAAATTTTCTAATAACATTTCTTGTATATCTTTCATAACCTTTTTGGTCATCTCTATATGCCCAAAATTTTAATGTGGAAATGGAAAAATTATATTGTTGTTTTTGTTTCTCCCAAAAATTATTACAATCTTCTTCTGTAAACTTGTTATATGAACAAGTAAATATTTTCCAAATATCTAAATATTTTTCATGACCATCTGATATATCAAAAAGACATTCTCCTAACTCTTTCCAGAACTTTTCATTTGTTGCTCTTCTTTTAGAAAAAAGTTGTACTAAATTTTGAACTTGTGATACTCTATTTTCATCAAGTTCATAACATTCTTCAAAGTCCAGAACTTGTATTGGTTGTATATGTTTTTTCTTTTGTGTTTCTTTTTCTTCACTTCTTACATTCTCCTTACTTTCGGTGACCCCACCTTCTTCCCATTTTTTATGAGAAGGTTTCAAGTATGTTGTAAAAAAGGTATCAATTGTATTTTTGATAGGATGGGCGTGAATACTATCCCTCCAATAACTCAAATACTTTGGATATGAAACAATTCCAATTTCATCTTTAGTAGATTCGCATAAGTTATGGTCTAGTATATACTCTACTTTGTAAGGTGTTCTTTCTGGTTTTGTAGAACCATACAGTAACCAACCATTTTTAGAGATAACTTGCTCGTCTATAATATCACTAATAGTATGTATGTTTTCAAATTGTTGAAACATTTCTTGAAGCTCTTTATTTTGTAATATTTCACTTCGAATATGTTGATGATACTGTGGGTTTGCCCTATAACCAAAATTCATAATATGGATACCATCTTTAATGATTTTGTCTCCATTCTTTTCAACAATATAAGGAGATTCTCTTTGAGAAACTACAAAATAACACTGTCTTTTGTCTTCTTCTTTATCAAATGTAAAATATGTATTATATATATTTTTATATACTTCTACAATTTTTTTAATACTCAAGAAATCGTGTTTTCGTAATTGCTCAAGAGGTTTTCCTTTATAGGAATCTTTAAATTTGTATTTGAAATCAATATCACAAACTAGAGGAGTATCCATATGAGAAAGTGGTTTTTCTACTATTCCAAGCGTACTACCTTTCTTTATTTCTTCTTCATATAGTTCCATAAATTGTTGTATTTCATTTTTTGGAATATGAAACTTACCATATGGTTGTGACATACTCATATGAGTAGTAACCATATTTTCATCAGAACTTGTAATTCTTTTAGACTGTAAGTAGTCTATAAAGCTCTTAGACGGATAATTAAACGATAATATAGGGGCTTTTGATGTCTTTTTGGACATTGTCTTTTTACCCGTATGTGTATTAGGCAACATAATTATTTTCAAAAAAAGGTGTTTCTATAATTCAATTTTTTCAAAATATTATGTACTTTTTTATTACTATAACCGAGTAATAAAACAATAATATTTTATATTATACTATACTATAAGTAGTTTTTATATATTAATTTGATACTCAAGATTAATTGTATATGGTATATATCGTAATTATCATATATAAAATTCTATTATTCCCTAAAGTGATTCGGAATAATAGAATGTATTATACACGAATCTTTGAACGATGTTTCTATACAAGTAGATTGTCTAAGATTAGAACCTCTAATTTTGATATTGGTACATTTTGATTTCTCAAAAGTACAAAATTTGAATACACAAGAAATAATCGTTATTTTTTGTAAAGATGTATTCTGAAATAACACGCTATACATGGGAGTATATTTTATACATGCTTTGTCCAAGATACAATCTCTAAATAGTATATCTTCCATAAGTGCTTTTTGTATTCTTACATTTTCTAAGTCAGTATTATAAAAGGAACATTCTGAAAAATTTGTATTAAAGAGATTTGCATTTTGTAGATTACAATTTACAAATGTGGTATACATAAGAGATGTGTTCGTGAAATTTGCATTTGATAAGTTGCAATTTATAAAATGAACATGTTCGAGTCGTAATTGTGATAAGTCC